CGGGTGGTGCAAGTTACGCCGCGCTTCGTTTGGGACGAACGGAACTCAATAATGCTTTCCACGCCACGGCCATCACGATGGCACAAGATCGCCCGTGGGTCACAGGAATGCGTTGGTACACTTCGCAAACTCATATCGATGATCCGAAAGAAATCTGCACGCAATTAAACGGGCAGATTTTCGATGTAGATAACGTTCCGCCGAAGCCTCACCCTCAATGTCGTTGCTTTGTCGCACCACACATTGAGAGTCCAGACGTATTTTTAGCGCATCTGACAGCAGGACAGTACAGGGATTGGATCGATCAAAATGCAAACAAAGCCGCCTGATTTCATTGACATATATCAAACGATCACGAATCGGACAAAGGAAGTGATAGAAAAGATGAGACAACAGAATCCTTCTCAAATGACAGCGTTCACTCAGGCGTTGAATGCGTGGCCGATTTTCGGTGGGACAACCACTACCGATACTGCCCCAGTGACCGCCGAAGGGCAGGCCGCGCAGCAGGCGATAACGCAATCGCAGCAGGAACAGCAACCACCGGAGACAGAGCAGAAACCCGACCCTGTTGCCCAATTGCAAGCGGACCCAAACGCTTTGGGACAACTTCTCAAGCAAGTTGAGAAGCTGCAAGGTGACCTGAGCAAAGTCACCACCGAGCGCGACGGCTACGCTCAGAAGCAACAGGAAGAGCAGCGCAAAACCCAAACCAGAGAAGAACAATTACAAACCGATCTGAATACGGCTAATGAAACGATTCAGAAGATGGATCGGGTTATTCGCAACACGGCGCTCATCAACGCATTCCTTTCACAGAGCGATTTCCAATGGAATTCTATTCGTCAAGCTTTAACAGAACTGAATGAGGACGAGATCGAAATCGATGTGAATCTTGACGGTGGCGAAGCAACCGTGACCGGAATGGAGAACGCCGTCAAGCGAATCGCGCAGTCGAGTCCCTGGCTTCTGAAAGCCGGTGCGACACAAGACAAGAAGCCACCGCTCGCACCGCAGCGTGGCTCAGGCAAGCCACCGGCACCACCGGCAGGCAACGAGTCCAAGCAGTCCAAGCGCGCCGACCTGATGAAGAAATTCCCGGTCATCGCGCATGGCAGAAAGATGTAGACACGCCGATGCAAATCAACCGTGTTGGAGACTCTTCCCAGGTCATCAGTGATAAGATCAGTCGCGAACCTAACAGGTAAGGATTCAAAATGACTCTTCCCTCAGTGCCTCCGGTAATTGGCGCACTCACCGTCAAGCCGCGTTGGGACAAGTACGACCCCTATGTCGGCAACTTCCGCGCACCGCTGGCGGTCGATGCCACCTTGGATCAGGCCAACCTGATTATCGGTGTGGGCATCAACTCATCCGGTGCCTGTGTACTCGGGGCCGGTCAAACCGGCATTGTCGGCGTGATCGTCATGCCGGTCGGCGTTGACGTTCACGGTTATCTTTTGGAACCGCCGATAGCTGGAAATATTGTCGATGTCGGCAAGCGTGGTGAAATCACGAACTTCAACGGAACAGATTACGGCGTAGCCGGGGCAGGTCTTTTCTCTGCAACTGTCGCCGCCCCAACTGCCGGAACCAAGTATTACATCAAACCGGATGGTTCGCTTACTACAACCGCTGGCACCAACGTCTATCTTGGTCACACGGTTGAAGCAAGTCGTCTGATTGTGTGCTTGTAATTCGAAAACGAATCGAAAGGGAATGCCAATGTTGGCACAAGAAAACGGATTGCTGACGATTGATGGCATTCCTGTTGGGCCGATCTTCGGTGGTACGCAACCACTTCGCCAAGAGGGAATGCTTACTCAAGGCGATCTGGTAACCGTAACCGCTGACGGTGTAGACCTCAATGCATTGTGGGACCAGTTCGCCGAATCTATCGCTATCTATAACGAAGTGATGGATAACCTGATCGGCATTCTGACTTATCCAGTCGATGTGCCGGTTGAGCCTGTGGTTCAAATCGGTGAATTGACTTTCGAAGAGGCGTCAGAACTCGGTGTGCCACGCGGTGCCGGGTTGCCAATCGAAATGTTCCAAATGGGTTACGATCTGCGTCACTACGACAAGCGAAACGCCTACACATGGATGTTCCTTGCCGATGCTGATGCACGTCAGGTCGAAGCAATTCACAACGCAGTCATTTGGGCTGACAAGCGTTTGCTTTTCCGCAAGATCATGGAAGCATTGTTCGACAACAGAACTCGCAAGGCGAACATTCGAAATCAGGCGTACAACGTCTATCCGCTCTACAATGCGGACGGTGTTGCCCCGCCACGGTTCAAGACGAACACCTTCACCACTTCTCACAATCACTACGTCATTTCTGGCAACGCCACGATTGACAGTTCCGATGTGGAAGACCTACTGGAACTGATTTCGGAACACGGTTATGCTCCGCAGTACGGAACATCATTCGTACTTTTGGCGAACAAAGCCGAAACCGATGTGATTCGTACCTTCCGCAGAGGCGTCGTCAACAACAACAGTATGACCGCAGGTTACGACTTTATTCCAAGTCCAAGTCAACCTCCGATGATTCTGCCGAACGCGGAAGGTTTGCTTGGAAATCAGCCCGCGGAGATTCTATCCGGTTTGCCTGTGATTGGATCGTATGGCTTCTGGAACATCATCGAAGACGATTACATTCCAGCCGGTTATCTGCTGGGAATCGGTTACGGTGGTTTGTTCAACCTGACGAATCCGGTCGGAATGCGCCAGCATTCAAACCCGGCAATGCAGGGTTTGCGTGTGATCGCAGGAAACAACCAGCGTTATCCGCTGGTGGACGGTTTCTACGCTCGCTCATTTGGAACCGGAGTCCGCCAGCGTGGCGGGGCTGCCATCATGCAAATCGCGGCGACAGGTTCTTACGTTATTCCGTCGGCATATCAGCGTGGTGGCGGTTTCCTCGCAGGTTAATTGAAAAAGGTCTAGGATTCCTGATTGGTGTGACACATTTCACTATCAGATGCTTGGTTAAGAAGTGATATAAGTGCCCAAGCCACCAATCAGGTTTCCGTTCAGAAAGGAATGGAAATGGGCCGATTTGTTGATTTGAACCAACCGCTTTCTGAAGAGGACAAAGAATATCTTCGGAATCGCGGACGAGGTTATCTGATTCCTGCCAACGAACGTCGATTCGGAGTCGATGGCACAGAAACCCCCGCAGAACACGAGTCTTCCGGCAGCGCAGCACAATCCCCGTTCTACAATACAGAACAGAGAGCGGCAGCCGTCTACGACACTGGTGGCGCTCCGTTGCCGGGAGCAACGTTGGATTACGATACGGGACGCGCATTCGACAGAGAAAATGGAGTGCTTGTCGAGCCGCGCCAAGCGGGTCATACTCCTGGTGCGAATCCCTCGCCGTGGGGTCCAGAAGGATTTGCCGAACGTGACGAAGATGACAGCGACATTGACGAGGACATCGCAGATGAAGTCAATTCGTACACGGTTCCTCAACTGAAAGATCACTTGGACAAGGCGAAAGTTCCTTATGAACCTACCGACAAAAAGTCCGATCTTCAGGATTTGCTAGCGATCCACTTGCAGGATAAGCGCGACGGCAAAAAGTAGGCGATATGGCACAACAGGCCGATATCGATTCTGTAAAAGTCCAGCTTCCCGACGCGGATATTCTGACTGAATTCGGTTTGGACGATATAACACTCGGAGCCATTCTGGATTCAGGAGCTTCGATTAGTCAGACAATTCTTGCTGGTTGGCGTTCGATTGCAGCTAAAACAGCGACGATGACAGATGTCAGTGAATCGGGTTCAAGTCGTAACCTTTCTACATTGAACGCCAATGCCCGCGAAATGTGTACGCTCTGGCAAACGCAGGTTGATAAGGAACTGAATTCCACTGGCCAGGAATTAATTCGCCGTTGGACTAGTTACAAAACAACGAGGGTCTAATGATGTCGGGTGGTGAACTCGCCGTTCACCGATCAAATACGGATCGTTACATTGGCATCGATCCAACAGAGATCATTTTAATTCCAAGACAGGACACATGGGTCGCCGGTACGAAAACAAGGGGTGATCAACCTCCGCGTGATCCGCAATTGTTTCATGTCATTTGGGCACCGGAAACGGGAATCGTGCCAATGATCGAAGGCACGACACGTCGATTTGATTTCATTCTTGTTGGTTCTTATGACGCTATAGTTGCTATTGGCGATCATTGGCTTGAAGGTTTACAAGACAACGAAATCGATTATGTCTATCCGTTTAATGGATATGAAATAAAATGCGGTGGCACTAGCTACGGGAGTAAGCCAGTTGCCTAACCTGATGAGAGCTACAGTCAGCTATCAACAAGGCGCGCTCAAAGAACGAGTCGCTAAAACACCTGAGCAAGTTAATGAAGATATCACAAAGCTTTTTGATTACTATGCAGCGTGGGCTACAACGTGGATGAAAATCAATGCGCCGTGGACTGATGATACCGGCGCGGCACGATCCGGCCTGACGGCAGTTTCAAATTCATATCGTAATATATATGAAATGGTATTGGCCTATTCCGTTCAATACGGTATCTGGCTGGAAGTCGCTAACTCTGGACGCTTTCAAATTCTCGGTCCCGCGATGCGAATAATTGGCAACAATATTATGAAAGCATTGGATGGAATGCTTGACGGCAAGCCACCAAATCTTTCGCCGCCCATTGCAGAAATACCTCCGGTAGCTCGTAAAACTGCGCGCAAAGGAACGGTCAATAAGTCATGGAATCGCCGCTCTCGTAAAGCTTATGGAAAGAAACAACAAGCTAGGAGACGTGGAAAGCCATGATGCCGTCAGCCATTTACGAATTGCTTTCCCAGGACGCCACATTGCAAGGCTTGCTTGGCGGGAGTAATCGCATCTTCGAATTGCAATCGGTGGATGAGAGGCCGGTCAGTAACGGTT